TAGGATTACTAGCTGAGATAGATTTTGATACATAAGTATCGATTTGACTTTGAGGAGAAAAAGATACATCTATGTAATTTTCATCGGCATTTCTCCATGCTGATGAATTAGAAGGCATTATTTGGAGACTAATAAAAGGAGATAATACACTACCTGTTATAGTAGTATTTATGGCTCTTATTTTACTATTATTATACCCTAATAATATATCTTTCTTTAAAGAACCGCCATATTCGTTTGTAGTTAAAATACTACTAGATATAGTACTTCCTGTGATGTATGTTCTACTAGGAATACCAAAGAGAGATATTAGTGTTTTTAAGCCAGCTGCTGTTCCTTTTTGTTTTAATAATAAAGGTAAATTATGATAAATTCTTTTATAAGACTCAGCTACTAAATCACCATAAGGTATATTATTTAAATAAGAACTTGTAGCACTAAAATCTATTAAGGAACTAGTAAATACGCTTCCTGTATTAGCTCCTATTAAATATTGGTTTAAGTTTATATTACCAAAGCTATTATAAACATTAATTCCTAAAGATTGAAGCATTATATATACTAAATCTCTAGAAATACCCTTATCTAAGTTGTTATTAGCTAAATTAATATCAGTAACTGATTTAATAGGTATCCATATACTGTCGAAAAACTGACCCATCATATTTAAAAAGGTCAGGTAATTTTGATTATTAGGATCGGATTGTAAATAGTAAGGTATACTATATTCTAAATTATTTACATTATATTGATCATAATTTTGAGAAGAAGTTAAAGCATTATTATACCATAATGAAGATGATACTGATGAGGTAGAAAATAATACGTAAGGTTTTATAGATCCTGATTTAGGGTATGGATTTATAGCGTATGTAGAAGAAGCTGTTATTGAACTAGATTCAAAATATAAGTAATATTCAAATCCGTCAAAGGCAGATATTATGTTATTTATACTTGATGATGCAAGAGTTATTTCTGATAAAAAACTACTTGTAAGACTAGCTGAAGGGGTATATCTCTGTATTAAATTAGAGTAGTCCTCTATTTGTTTTACTTTAGTATAAAAATTTGTTACTCTAGCTTCCGCAGATCCAAAAAATACAAAATTACTAAAATCAGTATAATCTACATTGATATCAATATCAGAATCATTAAGTAAATTTATTACTTGTCTATAAGATGAACTTTGAGAAGAAGATTGATATAAAACTAAACTATTATAATTTTGATAAGGAGTTGCTATTGTTCCTTGATCTTTAATTTTAATATCAAAATTAGGACCTCTTAGAACTGGTCCTGGGTCTAAATATATTAATTTATCTACATTTACTCTAAAGATCTGAGGTGTTACTTTTTCTTTAACTACATTAAATACTTGTTTCTCTACTATGTTAGCAGGTAAAGGTTCATATAGTTTAAATAATACTTCATAATTAGGTTCTACTTTATTTAATGCTATATTTACTACTAAAGATTGTATATTGTTTCCAAAATTTAATAAATAATCTTGAAAAAATATTGAACTAGAAGCAACATTAATTAAATTATTAACATTAGCTTCTAAATTTTCATTAGATGTATAAAATGACCCTACTCTTAATTCTGTTCTATCAGCTGATATTTCTTTTATAAAAAGATCAAAAGGTAAACTTAGAGGTATACGTTCAAAAAAATTATATTGTGTTCTAAATTCTCCAGAAGTATAAAGATCAGTAACGTCTTTAATAGGATCTATTTGAAGTATTGAAAATAATGAACTACTAGTTGATAAATTAGAAACTACTCCTACAGTAGCATTCTCTATAGATCCATCTATATTAGGATCTACTTGATAAGTAGGAACCTGTCCATAATCACTAGGAAGTTTATAATCTGTGTAATTTGAATTCTCATATAAAATATTTCCTTCTGGGTCGAATATATAGTATTCTATATAATCCTCGTTTTTTCCAAAAGTTTCTTGTATATTTTGATATGTTAATAATGATTCATCTCTAAAAGCATACCTATTTTGAGTAGTTGCTCCTTCAATTAAACTACCTGTTATTGCAATACTAGCCATTTTTCTTAGTCAAATCGTTTATAGTTTGCTGAGTTGTTAATAGCTCTTGTCTTAAAGAAGTTATTTCATCTAACAACGCCTGAATATCCTCTTCATTTATATTTACTCCTAGATAATCTGCTTCTTTTTGTAGTAGATATCTATGCGAATTTATATCTCCTTCTTTAGGAATTTGAAAAAATAAATCTTCATATAATTGAAAGAAATCATCTATACTAAAAGAGGGAGCCTCAATTTCTGGCTCTGTTTTTATTAATTGTTTAAATTCAGTATCAATAACTTTTGTATACCTATCTTTAAAGTAAGATTTTTTTATAATTTCTATGTTATTAGGCATTATCGTATAACGTTAAAATAATAATCATTGTCAGATACTATTGTTTCTCCGTTTGTTAAAACAGTTTTAAATATAAGTTTATAATATCTTTCAGGCTCTAAACCATTCATATATACATCAAAATAACTACCACTTGTATCACAACTAATTTTTGTATAAGTTGTATCGTAATCTACAATAATTTCTTCAGTATGCAAATCTTTTATAGACCAATATGAAGAAGAAGGTAATGCTTTATTAACTATATATAATGAACTAGTTTGAAATACCCTAGCAGGAAATTTATCTCTTGCATTTACTCTAAATCTTTGTATAGAATCTTGCTGAAATTGGCCTTTATTATTACCTAAAGTAATAACAAATAAATTAGAATTAATAACAGATAAAGAACCAGTGTTATACACTGAGTCGTCCCATCTTATTTCTAGGCAAGGAGGGTATATAGTGTGTGTGTTATCTGAGAAATACTTTGTTTCGAATTTAGAAGCTGTAGTAAATTCTACTGATGAGGAATGTTTTAAAATAAACCCATAATTAGCTAAAGTACCGCTGTACCAAGCATTTACAGTGTTACTAACTTTAAATTCTAAATCTTTAGAAGTGGCAAAAGTAATAGATTGAGTAGCAATATAATTAGAACCAGTATACCATAATCCTCCTCCTACATTACTGCCTGATCCGTAAGATCCTGTTGTGCCCCCAGGGAAATTACCTGCTGTAAACCATGTACTACCACTTATATTATCTTTAGTATACCAACTAACTCCATCTGTTGTTTCTGGTGAGTTTCCTAATCTTCCTGTTCCTTTATCCCAATCAGAAGCTAAAGGATAACTATATAATGTATAATTTAAAGGTATAGCAGAAGCATCTGCTAAATATAATTTTAAGTAAGAATCAAAGGATTTATTACCTACTTTATTTAAAATGATATCACTTATTTCGCTACTAGGAAATTTAATTAAAGCTCTAGAAACTTCATTAGTAGAACTAATGGATTTAAAAGTACTAATTTCTAATATTTCATCTAATCCTGTATTTTTATTTGGATAATATGAATATATTGTAGCACTTTTTTCAGGGAATATTTTGTATACAGCCATAAGTAATAGTTACTATGTATAAATATAAAAAAATTAATTTTTTATATTATTAAAACACTACTACTCTACCCTGTATATCAGCGTTAGGATATCTAACTTCAAATATAGATGGGTCTAAAGAAGGATATATTACTCCTTTTCTAGTAGCTGCTTCTATATCATAGCCGTATTGAGAATATGTAGTTCCTGTGTTGTCTTGTTTATTTACTATCTCTATTTTGCTTACAGATTGTACTCCTTTAATTTGAAGTAATCTAGCTACTATATTAGATATAACTATAGGTTGATTTATTTGCCATTTATCAATCATAAAATGATCTTTTAAAGCAGATATACAATTAGTTAGAATATCATTATTATTATATCCTCCGTAAATTATAACTTCAAAATTAACACCAATATTAATATAATATGCGTTTTTAATATTAATAGCATCAGTGACCATTCTATAATCCTCTAAATAAGTTATTAGATTATTTTTTAAAGCGGTAGGTGCTGTTACTAATTGTTTACTTGAATTATAAGCTAAAATATATAAATCTAATGCTAATGGATTACCATTATCTTCAAAATCTTGAGTGATGTATGCTTTTGCTATACTACCGTAATCTGATGGAAGTGATAAAGTTCTTAGAATATAATCTGTTTTTGTAACTGCTCTTAATTGAGTAGAATAAGCATGAAGAGCATTATTTCTAATTTCTTCAATTTCATCTCCTCCTCTTCCTCCAGCAGAGGCTGTAGGATTAGTAGCAACAATACTATTTAAAATAGTAGAAGATAAAGGCCCAGAATATCCTGATTTAAATGATATCCCTGATGTACTAATATTAGTTAAATCGTTTGAAGAAACGTTAGATGTTATTCCACCTCCTACTAAATATCTTACAGTTAAAGTAGTATTAGAAGGAGCAATACCGTATTCTTGAGTATAAAAAATAGAAGCCTGATTATAATTATTGGTAAGTAAAGATACTCCAGGAACTAATCCTAACTGAATATTATCAGGCGTAGGGAGAATAGTTTGATCTGTTTTATTAGAAACCCCTGATCCAAATTCTAATTGTAGATTACTGTCAGATAAAAATCTGGAGGTAAATCTATATGGAACTCTTTTTATATTTAATAGATAAGGTACTTGATCAGAACCGTAAGTAGGATTAGATAATCTTTCATATATAGTTGATTGTGCTAGATAGGGTACCTCGTACCATGTATTTCCATTACTATCAGTTACATCTAATATTTGTAATATATTTTCATCTTCTATATCTACAGTTGTAAATTTTTGAGGAGCTCCAAAAACAAAAGAAGTGGATTTAATCTCAGCAGATATTGCAGGAACTGATTTTTTTACAAGAAAATAGTTATTAGTAGAATAAGCTATTTGTGTGTCTGAACTACCTGTGTCTGAGAAATCTAACTGTTTTGTGGTTAGAAATTTTGTTCCTTTAGAAGTAGATGTAACAGAAGTATTAGCTGGGATTATTAATGCATACGAAGCATCAGGTGAAGATACTCCTCCCGAGCTAGTAGCAGGCATTAATTGATATATGTCTAATGTTGTTGATGAAGCGTATGATGCTTTAGGTCTATATCCTAAAACATAGGATAAAGCATATAAATTTTCTTTCTGTTTAGAATATATTAAGAAATTTTCTTGTACTTGAGTATCTAAATAGAAGGACATTACATCTCCTACATAGGCGGCTGTCTCTATAAATAAAGATCCAGGATTGTTATCCGAGAAATCATTATAAGAGGTTGGAAAGTAAGTTTTAGCATAATTTAAAAGATTAGCTTTAAAATCAGTAAAACTTTTATTTAAATATGATATATTTTTTTCATCAGCCATATTATATTAATTGAATTGTTATTTCGTCTTGTTGTCCTGAGAGATTAATTGTATAGCTAATGGTTAGGTAAAGAGTATTTCCATCTTCATTAGGAGAAAATTCTATGTTCTTTACAGAAATTTCTTTAGACATAAATGTTCCTACCGACATTGAAATTTTTTCCCTTATATTATTATATGTAGATTCATTTAAAGGATCAAATAAGGAATTTAATATACCTGTACCATATTCAGGATTCATTACTCTTTCGCCTTTATTAGTCAATAACAAATTAATTAAATTAGATTTAATTTGATCTTTTGTACTATAATTAAATTTAAATACACTAGGATCGTCAAAAGGAACAGCAATTCCTATTGCTACTTTTTGTAAATCTAACGGGTTAATTCGTGTAACTTGAGGTATAGGCATATTATGTATCTAAATTTCTTAATCCTGATCTATCCATAGGAGTCATATTATTAGCAGCATCTTGTATAAATGCTAAATATGGGTTTACTCTTTGACCAGTTGTTTCATCTATTTTATTTATAACTTGTAAATTTGAAGCTTGAGTGGGTGTTTGATAACCCATCATTCCTCCAATTTTTTGAGCTAATTGCTGGCGTGTGTTAGGATCTAAAGCGTTAGATCTGACAGGATTCACATCATTACTTGTAAATGATAGAGTTCTATTCTCAGTTAATGCTTGTTTGTTCTGTTGAGCCATGACTTCACTAATTATTGAAGGCATTTCTTCATAAATTGCTTCAACTACTGCTTCTTTAATTAATTTTTTAAATACGGATATTTTCATAGATATAAATATTTATGCTTCTAAATTTCTTTCGTCTATTATTAATTTTAATTGATCTACTAATGTTTGGGGATCTAATGTAAAGGATGCCTCACTTTTTAAAACTTCTACACCTGAGGTATCTAAGGCTACAGCGTATCTACGTGAATTTCCCTTAACAACAAATTTTGGATTTTGTTCGTTTTTAATTTCAAACTTAAATCCTTTATAATTTGGTATATCTCCTTCTGTTTCTCCAATTTGGTTTAAAAGTTCATTAAAATCTGTAGGAGGAAAAAAGACTGCTGTTTTAGTATCAATTAATGAATTTATAGGTAATAATTGTGCTTTTATTCGTGTTATGTTATTTATAATATTACTAATAATAGGGTTAACTATAGCTAAAACTGCGCTTAACCCAAGAACTATTTTATTAGCCTTTTCTAAAACAGCTGAAAGTTTTGTTATGACATTAACAGGAATACCTATACCAGGAGGTACGGAAGTAGGTATAGGGATAACACTGATTATAGTAATTACTATCCCAAATATGCTTATATATGTTTGAATCTTTTTTAAAGAATCAGATATATTTTTTATTCTTACCTCTACTCTTTGAATTTCTTTAACAGCACTATCCCTGGCTATTCTTGCTTGATTTATCTTATCAGGAGTATTAGCTGCTCTAATTATATCGTTTGTTTTGTTAACTAATTTCTGTAAGCGTTTTGTTTCACTAACAGCTTTAATTAATTGATCGGTTAATATTAATACCAAAATAGGTACTATAGTTTTTTTGATAGCTTTAAATACCGCTTGTTTTTTTGCTTTGATAGCAGCGTTTCGTTCTTCTTTAGATAATTTAAATTTTTCTTGAAGTTCTTTTTTCTTCTTATCAAGTTTACTCTTTGCTTTCTTTTCAGGATCTTTTTTTAATTTATCTAATTCTGTTTCTTTTGTTTTTTGTTCTTCTTCAAGAATCTGAATACTTAACTCATAATTAGTGTTTTCTATTAACACATCTTTTTCATATTCTATTCTTAAATCTTCTAAGGTTTCGTTAGATGCATTGTTTTGAGATTGAAACTCAACTTGAGTATCATAATTAAGTTTTAATGTGTTAAGTTTTACAGAATGATCTACCTTAAGTTTTTCTTTTTTAAGTATTATCTCATTAATCTCTAATTTTAATTTAATCTTAGGATCGTTTTTTACAGTAGATATTACTTTCTCTTTACCTTGACTTTTTACTTGATCTCCAAATGCTTTAACTTTACTAGTTGTTGCTGTCTTAACAGTTTCAGGATTACTTACTAAACTAGATACGTTAGAACTATTTATAAAAGAGTTAGTAGCCATTATATTGTATAGTTACGATCTGAAAGTAATTTTTTAATAAAATTCTCGTATTTTAAAGAATCTTGTAAATATTCATTTAATTCTTCTGCGGCGGTTTGGATATCGACTAATTCTGATCCCTCAGGAGTTGATTTAGCTTTTGATAATTTAGAACAAAATATTGATAAATTAAGAAGCAAATCTGAGAGAAAATCTGTTAATTGTATTCCTTTAACTAAAGGCTCATCAGGTAAAGTTCCATCAACATCTGTACCTAAGAATATTTTTCCAGAATTAAGATGAACTCTATTAGTAGCATTTAGATTAATAATATTTTCAGTACATATCTCTATATTAGTTTGCGCAGATATTATTACCTCGTCTTTTTTAGAGTTAATTATTACTCTATCACTATTTACTATTATTTGAGGTTTGTAATATTTGTCTATAGAAACAGGATTAGTTAACGGGTTTAAAATACCTTTTTTACCTATAATTAAAGGTAAAGTCTGAGAAGATGTTAAATATATAGAAGAGTATTCTTTGTTTATTTGTTCTATATGGTAAGGAGTATTACTAACATCTTGCCCGTTGGATAAAATTACTATAGGATCTCCATCTTGACCTGGGCCTTTGCTCCATTCATTGTTATATAGTCTAGATCTTACAGTACCGCCAAAACGAATTGAGTTTCCATTTCTACCTTGAGTTATTTTATCTCCTGGGAATCTTAGTAAATTTTTTGAATTTTCATTAATTTGAAAATCTTTAAATTCCTCTGTATCGTTAGCAGGTTGAGCATTATGTTGTGCATTATTCCATACAGCTATTGTTCCTAAATAATATTCTTGAACAGCAGCGGATGATACTTGCGAATAGGCAGCAGGTAATGTTTGAATTAGAACTAATTCATTCTCTAAAGGATATGATGTTTCTGTTGAAAATGGTTTTGCTTTTGAGCAATTATCAAAAAAAGATTCTAGATCTGTAATTTTATTTAAGTCTATATCTTTAGAAATGTCGTAATTTAGATAAAAAACGGTTCCTAAAGCATTATATCCTCCTATTTTTTCAAATTGTTTTTTAGTAGGTTTATTCTCTCCATCGGCAATACCAAATACTTTTCCTACTTTAGCTTTTAATGAGGCTGAGTTTCCAATTGGCCTGTTAGCTGAGGCAGCTATACTGCTTAAATTTTCTCTTATTACTAAACTCATTTAATCTCGATTTTTAAAGGTTGATCAAGAAGTTTTTGACCTTGTTCTTTTATTTCTTCTTGTTGTCTAATTAAATCTTGTATTTCATCAAAATTTATTAACTCACCTTGAGATGTAGTATTAGCAGTAGCAGCACGTTGAGCTATTGCTGCCATTTTAATTAACTGTTCGTTATTTTTTACATTAACATCAATTAAATCTTTAACAGTAGGCATAAGCATTACTGCATTACCTGCGTTTTGGCTAGCTATTGGTTTAAGAGTATCAATAAGATCGCTAATTTGTTTATCAACGTCTTTATTATTTTTATGTATTTGTTTAAATATGTCCGCTAATGACTTATTATCAAATAATACTACGTCACTAAATTTATCCATAATATAATATATTACTAATAAAAAATTAAAGAGTTAACCAGAGACACTTAAGGTGCCTCTGTGAGTATCTGTTCCACCATCTGGCAGAACCTCTCCTCTTCCAACTCTGCTGATTCATACCCTTCTG